GGTGCAGAAATGCAACTGAAAAGCAGTTGAAGAACATGATGGACAAAGAAACATGGCTGACAGCTGATGAAGCGTTAAGTTATGGCTTCATTGACTCTGTTGCTGATGTTTCTGCTGAAATGAAGGACATTAGCGATAAAATCGTAGATATTAGAAATTTTAAGTCCTCTGCTGATATAAGGCAGATGGCAACGGATAAAAGGAAGGAGGGTGTTGAAATGCAGAAAAATGACATTTTAACCCAGATTAAGAACCTGCTCAATGGTGGCAGTAGTGAACCTGTTAATCAGGTTGACCCAGTAATGGCAGAGCGTGAGCGTATGCTGGCCCTAGATGCCTTAAATGATGGCTCTGAGGTAGTAGCTCAGATGATAAACATCGCAAAGCAGAACGGCAATACTGCAGAGGAAATCTCTGAGTATGTAAACGCTGTTAAGACTCAGACAGCTAATTCTTCCAGAGATAAGGGTATTGCTGAAATTAAGAAGTTAGTTCAGGATAATATTTCCAGCGGTGCAGCTCAGATTACTGCATCACCTGCTGACAATACCGCTAACGATATTGCTAATCAGGAAAAGCAGAAGCAGTTTGACGATGTGCTGGCCGCTATGAATAAGTAAGGAAGGGGTGCAGAAAATGGATTACATCATTGATGAAAAAGGTGCTACTTATGATGGTTTGATTTGTGGCACTAAGGTAAAACTGGTTACTGAAAATATTACTGTTACTGCCAGTGCAGCCATTCCACGCGGTGCTATCGTAACTGCTAATGGCAGTATGGTCAATGCTGGCGATGTTGCTTACGGCATTCTTGCCTATCCTGTTGGCAAAGAGGATACTGTTGCTACTGTCTATGTTAGTGGCGAATTTAATCGTGAAAAGCTGATTGTCGGCTCCGGTGATACTGTAGAAGCACATAAGAATGAGCTTCGTAATGCTGGTATCTTCCTGAGCACCATGCACTAAAAAGGAGGTCAAGCAAAATGGCTATTGATTTAAACGATACTTTGCAGATGATGCAGGTAATTGACAGGGCAAAGGCTCCTGCTTCTTTCCTGCTTGATACATTCTTCCCACAGATTCCGTCTGTTGCTCCTACTGCAATGATTGGCGTAGAGTACCGCAAAGGGGCACGTAAGCTGGCTCCGTTCTTATCCGGCGGTCAGGGTGTAGAAATGAACCGTGATGAAAGTGAGCTTCGTTTTTATAAGCCACCTGTCATGGCACCAAAGCGTACCATTACTGAATACGATGTATCAGGTCGTGCTTTTGGTGAGCAGGTTTTAGGCAGTAAGAGTCCTGCTGAGCGTGCATCCGAATTGCAGGCACGTGACTTTAGGGAATTGCAGGCTATGATCGTAAATCGCAAGAATAAGATGGCGGCCGAGCTTCTTACTAGCGGTGAATTGACTGTTTCCGGCTTTGCTGATGATGGCAAGACTGCCAAGGAGGACAAGATTACCTTTAGTGGCTGGACACAGGAGGCAAATGCTTCTACCAACTGGGATTCTGCTGGTGCGGATATTTTTGGTGATATTACCGAAATGTCTTATGCAATCCAGGAATCTTCCGGCATGGTTCCTACTGTTATGATTTGCGGTAAGAATGTTCAGGAGTACATGCTGAACAATGACACTATGCACAGATATTTAGCTATTGCCAACCGCGAGAATGTAGCAATTGCCAGCATTCAGCCACGTCTCACAGCTCCACAGATTGGATATATCGGCAAAATTTCCGCTTTAAACCTTGAAATGTACAGCTACATGGAGACTTATCTTGATGATGATGGCGAGGTTAAGCCGTTCTTAGGTGAGAATGAGGTTATTATCGCTATTCCTGGCCGTGGCCGTCAGCTTCATAGTGCTGTTACTTTGGTAGATGGTCGCAGTAAGACCATGAACACCTATGCTGGTATTTATGTTCCTAAGTACAGTGCGGATGAGGATAACAACAGCCTTGCACTGACTATGTACAGCCGTTGCATTTTGGCACCTGAAACCGTTGATGACTGGGGTACAATTCACACTAAGAAGTAAGGGAGGGTTTCACTATGTTGATTTGGTGTAATAAACAGCAGAAGAAAGCACCTGTTAAGAGTGTGGAAGCAGAAAATTATGAGGTCGAGGAATCTGCTGAAGCCGAGGAAGATATTGATGTTACTGATGAAGTGGCAGAACTTCCTGAGGTAGATGTTACCAGTTCTGTTGTGCGCAGGACTAAGAAGGCTAAATCATGATTAGCTTTAGGGAGCAGGTAGCAAACGACATTGAAAACGTGTTTTTCAACATGGAAGAATTTGCAGATATTCATGATGTAGAAGGGGAAGAAATTCCTGTTGTGCTTTATGAAGATGACAACAAAATTCACGATGGCGGTTCTGCTAGAAATTATGATGGTTTAAGTTCTGACAACGTATCGCTTGCAATAAAACGTGAGAATATGAAGGAAAAGCTTCCTGCCAACGGTCAGAATTTTCATTTGGACAAAAAGCTCTATAAGGTTAAAACGGTCAAGGAACAGATGGGCGTGGTGTTCATCCAGCTTGCTAGTTACAGAGGAAGTGGCGCAAGATGATTAGCATAGATGCAAGTGCTCTTAACAGGGCTGTGGTAATGCTGGCAAATATCCCCGGTGCGGCTGAAAAAGCTGAAAAAACCGCAATAAAGAAGACTGTGAAAGGAATTCGCAGGTTTGCGGCGCAAAAAGTCAGGGAAGAATATACCATTCAGGGGAAATATGTTACCCGTACCTTGTCCGCTAGCTTCAATGGTGCCAGCGGTGAACTGAGGTCAAAGGGCGGTGTAAATGATTTACGCTACTTTAAGACCAATCCTAAGAATCGCACAAAACGGAAACCTAGAAACGGCATTTTTGTACAGATACGCAGGGGCGGTGCTGGTGGCAGGCTACCTCATGCCTTTATTGCTGGCATGGACAGTGGCCACGTAGGAGTATTTGAGCGTGTGGGGCGGTCGAGACTTCCTATTAAGAAAATGACTGGCCCTTCTACACCATCTATGTTAGCCAGCCCTAATGTATCTGAAAAGGTCGCAGAAAAAATGGAAGAACGCTTGAACGTCAATGTAGACCATGAAATTAATGCCTTTCTGAATGGTTTTAGGGGGTAAAGAAATGATACCGGCAAATTTACTGGAAGCGGTAGGCGAGGAAATTAAAATAGCGGTCAAGGACTATATGCTGAATACCGAAGCAGAAGGGGAAAAGCCTGTATCTGTTTATCTCCAGAGCATTCCTGATGAAGAATGGCTGAGTGACAGCTATTATCCGCTTGTTGTGCCTAGAGTGAAAGCCGTTACGGACAACGGTGATAGAAAATCCGAAGTGGAAATAGAAATCACTGTTGGCGTTCATGGAGAAGGTGCAGATACATGGCGTGACCTTCTTTCCGTAATGGAGAGAATACGTCAGCGTTTTTGTAATAATAAAATTATAGGCAACAAATACCATTTGCAGTTTCCAATCAAATGGGAGACTGCTGACCCACAGCCATATCCTTACTGGATTGGCTATGGAGATATAAAATTGGTAGTTGGCCAGCCTAGAAAATCATATCAAGAATTGGAGGGAATGGAATGGGCAAAGAAAAAGTAACCAAAAAGAATACCCTTAACGGCCCAGTAGTTTATATCGGCCCTAATATACCTGCTAAGGGACTGAAATCCTATCGCATTTATAAAAATGGTATCCCGGAGGAATTTAGCGGAATTTTTAGCAGTCTGTTTGTATCACCAGAGGAATTGAGTATGGCAAGAATAGCCGCTACTACCAAAGGCACTGCGATAAATGCTGCTTACAGAAAGATTGCAAATCAGGATTGGAGTGAGAAATAATGGCATATAAGCATGGAGTCTATACCGAAGAAATCCCAACAGCCCTTGTTGCTATGACAGAAACTGATGCAGGTCTTATTGTGGCAGTAGGCACCGCGCCAGTACATTTGGCAGTTGCCCCACAGGTGAATAAGCCTGTACTCTGCTATACCTATGCTGAGGCAGTAGCTGCTTTGGGCTATTCTGCAGACTGGAAAAACTATACCTTGTGCGAAGTCATTAAACAGCATTTTGCATACTATAACATGGCACCGCTGGTATTAATCAATGTTCTTGACCCAGCAAAGCACAAGAAGCATACAGCCGATGAAAATATCACCTTTACAGAAGGCAGGGCAGAAATTAAAAAGCCTGTTATGCTGAACACCTTGAAGGTTTCTGCAACTTCCGCTGGTGATGTTCTTGTTGAGGAGATTGATTATATTGCAGCTTATGCAGATGATACATTGGTGATAACTGCCCTTGCAGGCGGTGCTCTTAATGGTGCAACTGAGGCATATATTACTTATGATGAACTTGCACCTGAGGAAGTGACCAAGGATGATGTTATCGGTGGTGTTGATTTAGCAACTGGTGAGTCAGAGGGCATGGAACTTATTGACGAAGTATTTCCACGTTTTGGTCTTGTTCCTGGTATTCTCATTGCTCCTGGCTTCAGTGATAATTCTGCAGTAGCTGCTGTTATGTCCGCTAAGATTGTTAATATCTGCGGTCATTTCAACGCAATCGCCATTACTGATATTCCTACCGATGAGGTAAAGTCTTACGCTGCGGCTAGTGAATGGAAGAACGACCATAGCATTGTAGATAAAAATGTAATTGCCTGCTGGCCTATGCTGAAGCTGGACAATGAAATTTCCCATATGTCCACGCACCTTGCTTCTCTGATGAATAAGACAGACAGTGAGCATGGGGATATTCCTTACTATGCACCTTCAAACAAGACCTTCAAGACTGATGGTGCCTGCTTAAAGGATGGTAAAGAGATTTATCTCAATAGTGCTCAGGCGAATTACCTTAACGGACAGGGCATTCATACTGCATTGAATTTCGTTGGTGGCTGGAAGTCGTGGGGTGTACAGACTGCATCATATCCTTCCAACACTGATGTAAAGGATAATCAGATTGTAAACCGCAGAATGTTCAATTGGGTGGGCAATACCCTTATTACCTCATTCTGGAGCAAAATTGACGACCCTGCTAATAAACGTCTTATTCAGACTGTTGTGGATTCTGCCAGCATTTGGCTCAATGGTTTAGTTTCTCGTGGCGCATTGCTGGGTGCAAGAGTTGAGTTCCGTGAAGACGAAAATACAACTACCGACCTTATGAGCGGTAAACTTCGTTTTCACGTGTACATGACACCACCAGCGGCCGCAAGAGAATTTGACTTTATGCAGGAATATGACTCTGCATATGTTTCAACCCTGTTTGCAGCGTGAGGAGTGAGATAAATGAATTTAGTACCTGCTTTTTTAGAAGATTTCTTCTGCTTTAGAGAAGGTAATAAAATCCCCGGTACTGTTGATGTTACCCTGCCTAAGATTACGCCTAAGTCAGTAACAGCAAGCGGTGCGGGCATAGCTGGTGATATGAATATGCCAACTAAGGGACAGACCGAGAATATGGAGACGGAAATTACATTCCGCACTACCACCGAGGAAGTAGTGGCTCTCAGTCAGTGCAAATCTACTCTTGTAGAGTTTAGAGGGGCACAGTTTGTTTACAATACCGGTACTGGCGAATACGAGA